TGCCTCGTTGAACTGCGGCTGGGAAGCCTGCTCACGAGCGGCAGCAGCGACATCACGAGCCGACGGCGCGTACTGCTGACGGATCTCGTTCTGCTCCGCCGAGTTGTCCGGGTTCGGGATCGCTCCCTGCTCCATGGCTCGCTTGACGAGGTCAGCCGGCATGAGACCGCGAATGAACGCCGAGGTGGCTCCACCCTCGTCCGCGAAGAGGCTCAGGAGAAGCGGGCTGTACATCGCCGAGTTGACGAAGCGTGCCGTGATCTCCGGCGACTTGTGGAAGTGGATACCGTCCTTGTCGCGCTCACCATACGAACGGGCGACGAGCTCCTTGACGAAGTCGAGTAGCTTGCGCATGTCCTTGGCGAGGATGGCGTCCTGCATCTCCTTCTGGATGCCCTCTTCCGAGTCCGCCGACCAGTCGACGAGCTCCGCCTCCGTGAGGTTGAAGTAGAGCGTCTCGGTGCGGCTCTCACCGTTGAAGTCGGTGAACGTGATCTGCTGCTTGAGCATTGAATATCTCCTTGTTGGGATTGGGTGTTACTGGATGTTGGTGAAGATGATGTCGTCGTACTCGAAGCCGACAGAAATCTCCATCGTGATGGCTGCCGGGTCGGCGACACTCCACGCCTGCTTCCACTTGACCGTCTGGCCAGGAAGAATCGCGGTCGTGGGGTTGAAGTCGATGCCCTGCCCCGTGTCGAAGACGCTGCTGGCCTCCACACCTCCGGAAGAAGCAGTCGCATAGACGAGCGTCGGGTCGAAGTTCTCACCAGTGTTGTTCGTGAGGACGAACTCGAAGAGGAGAACCTGCTGTCCCTCGACGACACCCGCGGCGTACTCGGAAGGCGTGTAGGGAGCGGGCGCGGAGACGCTCAGGCTGAGGTTGTCCTCGAACGTCACGACGTCGCCGAACGAGTAGTTGCCTGAGACGACGACTTCCGGCTCTTCCGTCTCCTCGACGGGGGCGGGAGCTGCGGCCTGCGAGGCCTTGGGGTCGGCAGACGGCGCGGCGGGCGTCGAGCAGCCGGCGACCATGATGGCGATGACGACGAGGGCGAAGATGACCAGCGTGGTGAGGACCATCTTACCGATCTTGCGCTGCTTGTGGGTGGTGTACGACATGGTGGGTTCTCCTTTCAAGAGAATATGTATTGACTTGCTCGTTTGCTGAAAACGACAAAGAAGGAAGCCCTTGCGCGGTTAGGCGTAGGTACTTCCTTCTGTGTCCCGATGGTTACTCGGTGATGGCTGCGTCTGCGAGGGACTCGCCAGCCTCGGTGGTGACCAGAAGAACGTCCGTGCTGTTGTCCTTCATCTTGGACAGCACGACGGCGGTGGCGATGACGCCAACCGTGACGGCTGCTGCGATGACGACCTTCTTGCGGACGTCGTTCTTGTTCTCCTTGAGGGCGGTGATGAGCTTGTTCTGCATGACAATTTCCTTTCAAGAGTGACGTGTGGGTGTCATTATATGGCCTGTTTTTTATGCGACTACCCGCTCGAAGCGATTCTCGAATCGCCCGCGAATATCGTCTAGACCATACCTTTCTTGGAGCTCGGCAGCCGTCAACACGATCCAAGTGGCGATACCACTACGGAGTCGATAGAAAACGACATACAGAGTTCCTTCATTCCGCTCTTTCTGCTCTTGGAGCAGCTCCTCGAGAGCCTCGCGGGTTGAGGGGGTCTCTCGCAGAATATGGTCGATGTTCTCCGCCTTCAGTACGATGGCGTGATCTGTGAGCATGATGTCCTTTATAGGCAGGGATCGCCCCAATAGCCCTCCTCGTCATCAGGGAGAAGGGCCATTGGAGTGTCGTCGTACTCAGGAGAAACGGTCGAAGGTGCTGACGGGCGGAAATCGGTAGTCGATCCCCATCACCGGCTTCCCGTCCTTGAGGAGCGGGATGAACTTCACCTCGAGCGGGTTGTCGTGGTTCCAACCGAAGTTGTCACCCATCGACGTGCGCGAGAGGCCGATCGCATCGTACCACTCGTTCTGCGAGATATAGTCGTCGTTGAGAATCCGACGGTTCATCTCGATCTCGGCCTGCTGGATCGACATCTGGTTCGACTTGAAGACGCGGCTGGTGAGCGTGTCGAAGAGGAGAATATCCTCACCGTCCGTCATCCAGACGATCTCCTTGTCGTTGACCTTGTCCAGCTTGTCCTGCGCCAGACCCTTGTCGATCTCTTCGCGCTTGGGCTTGGTGACAACCTCGGCCACCTTGTCCTTGTACTCGCGGAGCGTGACCTCTCCGAGTGTGACAAGCCCAGCGAGTGCCGCATTCCGACGGTTACTGATCGCCGTGGATGCGATGATGCACGTGACCGTGGTGGCGCCGACTAGGATCGTGGGGATGAGAGGCCGCCAGTATCGCTCGAACTTCTCCTTGCCCGTGAGACGAACACTCTGGACCTCTTCGAGCATCGCCTCCTCGTATCCGTAGTCGTGTCCGAACTTGAAGGCCAGAAGACCTGTGGTGACGACGCCGCCGACTGCGAGGCCCGCCAGAATCGAAGGCGAGTTCTCCTTGACCGTGTTGGTGACGTTCTTTGTTACTTCTTCGAGGCTCATGCCCGCTGCTCCTTGTTGTCGAAGTCGAGGTGCGCGATCGCAGCCTCATCCTGGTCGAAGAGTTGCGCAGCCTCACGGCGATGCGCAGGGCGGGTACGACCAGACCCGTCCATAGCTGTCCATAGCCCGTTCTGCATCATCCAGAGAGTCGGCTCCGCGTTCTCCTGCTTCCGCTGATGAGCGACGATGACGAACCAGACGATCCACAGAGCAACTGCGAGAATGACTGCAACCCAAAGGGCTGCGCCGATGGGCGCCGACTCGAGGTAGCCGGCGATGAGAATGAGTGCGACGATCCCGATTCCATAAAGGAAGAACTCGAGAATATCGCGAGGTTTGATGTGCTTGAGCACGGTCTCTCCTTTCAAGAGTGACATAAAGTGAATGCCTAGTCCCAGGCGCGGATGCGACGAGGTCTAATGGCATTAAAGGAAAGGCGCTGCGAGCTGGCAGCGGTGAGATCTTTTCAGTTCTCCCTTTCATCATAGGGTGTGTTTTTTACGCGACCCTTCGAATCATCTCGACGTGAGTCATACGCCCCTCGTCGTCAGCTCTTTCGAAACCAAACGATTCGTAGAACTTGATCAACTGGTTCTGATCAAGCATGGTCTGTACGGGCCCTCCGTAGCCCTGAGCCGTCAAAGTGAGCTCGAGACCGTTTTCGTCTGCCCACTCCGTAACACGGCGTAGAAGGCCCTTTGCGTGGCCTCTCCCGCGATGTTTCGAATATACGTAAAGTACCTTCGCGACGCCCTTACGGATGACGACGTCGCAAGAGGCAGATTCGTATTTGAATTCGTGGGTACCGTCTTCCATCAGTTTTCTCCTCCGACAAAAGAATATAGCACCGGATTAGGGTGCTATACTCTCGTGAGTTATTCAGTTGTGAGGGCGTTCTGCAGGGCAGTGTCGGCTGCGTTGGCCACCACGCTGATGACGGCTGCAGCGGCGAGCGTGACGACGACGCCGACGATGAGCTTCTTTCCGAGGCGGGCAGCCGCTTCATCAGCGATTGCCACGTAGTCGGGCTTGGGCTCCGTCGAAGTCTGGGTCTCGTTCGCGCGCTGGTCGTCATTGACGAGGCGGATTTCGAGCTTCTTCTTCCGAAACATGATGGTTCCTTTCAAGTGGGGTTCTCATAATAAGCCCTGTAATTTACGCGACAAAAGAGAAAGAGCCTGGTTAGGTCCTTTCTCCTTTGAGGGTGGTAGATGGGTTACATCTTGGATGCGCGGTAGGCGTAAGTCGCGGCGGTCACGTTCTTCGCCACCGCGTTCAGCGCCGATACTGCGATGGGCACAGCGATGGCGATGACGGTGAGGGCGAAGACGGGGTCGTTCTTGAACTTTTCCTTGAACTTGTCCATGATGGATTCCTTTCGTAGGGTTCTCATCATATGGTCTGTTTTTCGCGCGAGACAAAAACTAAAGCCCCTGTAAAAGAGGCGATAGCTTTGTGAGACTTACATGTCGTTGTCCTGGAACATGATTGCGGTCTGGATGTCGACCATTGACTTCTCAGAGAGGTTGTAGTCGTCGGGAAGCTGAGGCATGATCTCCCGAAACACACGAGCCTTGATGTTGTTCACCTCGACTTGGCGGTTGTATTTCGCGACGAGGAGGTTGTACTTCTTGGCCATGTGACGGTAGGTCAGGTAGTTTCCGATGAGCATACCTGCTCCAAGAACGAGCAATGTGTCGATCTGTCGAGCGTTCATGGTAGGGTCCTTTCGGTTGGGTTCTCACCATAAGACATGTTCTTTACGCGATGGTTTTCCGAACTGACCCCCGGGGAATTTTTGACTTTGCGAAAAAGAAAGGGTTTGCAAAACAGGAATGCCCAGTAAAGACGGTTAGGTCAATACTGGGCACTCCCATTTTGATTGCTTTTGGTGGTGGATCAGGCCTTTGCCTTCTGGACGAATCCCAACCCCTTCGAGACGATCGTGTGCCCGTACGCTTCGAACAGGCAGATCACCAGAATGCCGGAGAGGCTACCGATGATGGGCATCCAGTCCTTGATCTCCAGCTTAGAGGGCTTGTGGCCGTTCTTCAGCTTGTAGAGGATCTCGAGACTGGACACCATCTTGGTGTACTTCTCCGTTTCCGGGTCTCCGCCAATGATGGCGTTTTCGAGCTCTTCGATCGCCTTGTCGAGGCGAGAGGGGTCCTGCTGCTTGGGCATGGGGTCTCCTTTCAAGAGTTTCTCACCATAAGCCTTGTTTTTGCTGCGAGAGGGGGTACGGGCCTACCGGGCGTCCGGGGGCAAGAGGTCGACCACCTTGAGGCGGACGGTGTCCTTCTCGGCCATCCGGGCGAGGCTGTTGTCGAAGTCGAACCGGAAGGTCTCCTTCTCCGGGTCCGGGTCGTTGACGATGAACTCGCCGTCGTACTGGACCGGCAGCTTCTCGTACCGCTTCTGGGCGATCTTGAGCAGGACGCCGAGGAAGGTGATGACCAGACCGGCGGATGCGACCACCTGCTCGGTGTTGGGCCATCCCCAGAGGACTGCGAGGCCCGCATACAGCGTGACCAGTGCCGGGAAGCCCAGCGTGACGATGTCCTTGATCACGTCGTAGCTCGTGTTCGTGAGCATCGGACTCGGCGTGTTGGCGTCCGCACGAAGCGGCTTGCCGTTCTCATCAGGCATGTTTTCTCCTTTGTTATGAGCTTGTGACTTTCCAAACTCCATCGACTTTCACGTATGGAACTGCGGCCTTCCACACACCATCGACTTTCACGTATGGCGTTGCGGGAATCCACGATCCCGGATTGGAACCGACCTTTACATGACATCCGGCCAGTGTGTAGAACGATGCGCCAGGCGACCAAGGCCCCCATCCGACAGAATTTCGTCCTCGACCCCAAGCAGCATAGTACTGTCCTGGTTTCAGGCCCGTCATCGTGCGCGTTCCGTTCGTCGAGTACAGCGCGTTGCCGGAACCAGTCTGAGAGCCGCCATTCGTACCGAAGGCAAGCTGCCATTCGATGATTGCCGCGCCGCCAGTTCCTCGGCTGGAGAACTTCACCACTACGGATTCGTGCGAGATGTTCTCGAACCAAGGTTTCGTAGGCGCGGGCGGGACTGTGGCTCTCGAAATGCTTACCGACTGAGTTGTCGGACCACCGAAGCTCGAAGTTCCGGAAGCAGGCATGGTCCAAGACACAGTACCACTAGACGTGACTGTGATCTCACCCATCTTCTGCCAGGTATTACCCGTGTTGTATCCGTGTGAGAACGAACCCGAACCATTCGGCGAGGAATATGAGAACGTGAGACTTCCGAACCAGGTTGTCGAGTATCCGGACTTCAGCCAGAACTCGATCTTGCTACCGGTGTCACGAATACGCATGGTACCCGAGGCTCCGGTGCTCTTATCGTAATCGACCATGCGTCACCTCCTTCTAGGTGGTCTTGAAGAAGATATCGCCGTTATCGCCCGTCGAGTTCGAAGGAACCGACGTCCCGGAAGTGAATCCCAGGTTCGTTCGCGCACCACTCTTGGTTGTCGCTCCCGTACCACCGCGGTTGACTGGCCAAGTGGCAAGGATAAGCGCCTTGACCTGAGCGACGAAGTCACGCGTGCGGTTGATCTCGCGTGCTCCGTACCGAACTTTCCCTTCCTCCCCTGTGTTGGGAACGATGGGATAGCCGGCAGCGGCGGCGTCGTCACCGATTGCCATTGCTTCTCCTTACTTTCATTCGGGCTGGTCGTCCCAGGTACCAACGGCAGTATCCCAGACACCAGAGGCATCCCAGGCATACCAAGTACCGGGCGTGATGAACTGATCGACAGCAAGCGTCGGATATGACCGCTCGCCCTGTGCATCGTCAACGAAGATTTGCTCCGTAACGCGCATACGGTTGGTAAGACCGTCCGTATTACGCATCTCGACAATATCGCCAAGCTCGTAGTCAACACCGTACTGGTACTTACTATTCGTGGGGAGTTCGCCGTCGATAGCCTGCAGAGCTTTGTGCTTGGCGAGCTCCTCCTTTCCGCGCTGCTCCAACTCGTCATCTAGAGCGGTTCCAGCCTCGGTGTCGATGTTACTTGCGTCGACAATGAGCACGCGTCGGTCGAAACCGGTCGCGTTCACGGCTTCGTCGTCGGCGTAAACCCAGCGAGAACCGAACTTCGCAACGACGAGCGCGACGTTCTTGTACGTCTCGATTGAGCTGAACTCCGACACGTTGGTCAGATTCTCCAGTTCGGGGTCGAAAATAACCGCAGGCTTCGTTGTCTGAGTCGAAGTACGATCGTCGCCCGTGTAGACGTTGAAATATAGCTTCGACGTGTCCGGTCCGCGGTAAAGGCGGAAGCCCAGTCCATATCCGTCCGCGATCTCCTTGAGTGCGGCGTAAAGGGACATAGGCGGGAATGAGAGAACGACTGTCTGGTCTGGCTCGGCGATGGTATTCGCAGGATATAGACTTCCGGACTGGTAGAACGGAAGAACATCCTTCGGATCGAGGTTTCCATTCACCATGATGAAGTTGAACAGGTCTCGCGCTTTCTGTGCCGGCGTACCAGCAGCCAGAACGAAGTTGGGATCAGTGTCCGTACCATTCAAGTGGCGCCGAACAACACGATTCTCCAATTCGGTACCCTCCAAGGACCGGCCGCTGAGTGTGAGCAACGACCGGCCCTCGGAGTCATCCTTGTTCTCGACGTTCTCAATCGTCATCACCCTGTTGGAGCGATTCAGAGCGAGACGAGTACCCTTTGGCAGTTGGCTTCGGGACTGCTGAGTCGAGTGGATGACAAGCTGGAAGTCTCCGAAGGCAGAATAACGCTCCGTCCAGATGCAGGATTCGTAGCGGTCGATGACCTGAATGCGACGAAACTGATCGTCGAGAACGTACACCTCCATCAAAGACCTCCGTGCTTGTTTGTGTACCGAATGGTGTAGGGGATCGCCGCTCCTTCCGCATACACACGGAAGGCGTTCTCTCCTGGCTGAAGGCGAGTCCAGTCGGAGTACGGCGAAATCGAATACAGAATGGAGCTCACGACGCTACCTCGAGTGAGGGTTGCATACTTGTCTCCGGGGACGGTCGAGATCCGAATAACGTCACCAGCGACGAACAGACCAGCCACCACAAGGGTGCGAACCTGTTCTCCTGCCGGCTGATGATAGATCGTGAACCCCGTGATGGATCGATTCACCTCGAGTGTGAACACAATCCCGGTGTCGACCGTCCCCTCGTAGTCGATAGTTCCCATGACAGTTCCGGACGTTGTGGCCCCGGCGATCTCTACCTCTACCGGCTCATAGAAGTCCGGGTTGAGACAAAGAACCGAGATCGTTGCAACCGGATCCTTGGTGAATATCGGACAGTCGAAGGTCTCCACTCGGCCCGAAATATCCACGAGGGGATTCTCGTCCGAGAAGAACCTGAAGTTGGCATTGCGAGGGGGCAAGAACCAACGGTACAGGCCATTGCGGAGTTCCTGAACTGTCTCGTTTGCGTAGTCGGGCTGAAGCTCCAGCGTCAGGATCAGATTCCTCTTCTCCCGTCGAGCGGACTGGTACTGCTCCCCGTCCAAGCGAGCAAAGCTTGACGAAACAATGTTCGCCGGGACGGGGTCCAGTCCTTCGATCTTCTGCACCAAATATCCGCCGCTGATGTCAGCGAATGGGAGCGACAGCAGGTCGCCTTGGTCCGTACGGACCTCTACTTTGTCAAGCATCGGCTGTTGTCAACTCCTTCTTTGCCACAGAGAGCTGGTTGTTCGTCTTGCGGTAGATCTCCGCATTGGTGAGTGCCTTCGGCGAGTTGTTGGTCTGGTTGAAGATGACGTCTCCGCCACGAGCTTCAAGCATGCGCTCTTCCTCCACCTGGTTCGCCGACTCTTGCGCAGCGTAACCGGCCATCTGGGCCTGAGACGCGTACGCAACGCTGTTATCCAGCTTGAGGGCGGGCGGAGTAAGGATGCCAGGCACACGGCTGGCTTCCTTCTTGATCGCAGTCAGATCCAGAACCGGTTTGATCGTCGGAGACAGATTCGGGTCCATAGCCACGGCATTCTTCATGTCAGAGAGCGTGGACTTCATCGCATTCATAGCGTTCTGTCCCATGTTCTCTGCCGCACGGTCAACGAGGTAACCGTACTTGTCGATGCCGAGCTCCATACCCTCATCAACACCCATACCGATCTTCATGAACTCCTTCGACGGAGAGTTGATCCCCAGGAAGTTCTTCGCCGCGTTGAGCGCGTTCTCGGCCATGTTACGGGCAGCATTAACGATTTCGCCAATACCTGCACCGATACCATTGACCATACCGCGGATGATAGACGCCGCGAGACGTCCACCAGCACGACCCATTGCCGCAGCGTTCCTGTCGATCGAGTCGGAGATGCCGTTGACGAGCTTGATGATCGCCTTAGCACCCTCGTCTGCCAGTCGCGGCACTTCTCTCGAGATCGCCTGCATAAGCGCAATCATGAGGTCGGTACCAGCCTTGGCGATTCCGGGAATCTTCACCCGCATGCCGTTCAGCACACCGATGATGAGGTTCCCACCCTTCTCGACGAGGATCGGTACGTTCTGCTCCAGCTTGGTGGCCATCAGCATGAGGAGACCCCAGAGGGTTTCGATCACCTGAGGTCCAACATTGCCGATAGCGTCGATGAGAGACTGCAGCAGCGTCGTCATGGCTGCTGTGAACTCGACCGCCCCGCCAGCAATCACCAACGCAAAGTCGATGAGTCCCTGAGCGAAGGCCGCCATCATCGTCGGAATCATCTCCGAGATACTGGTGAGTGCCATTTTGATTGCTTCTGCACCCAGCGCAGCCGAACCGGCCAACGCGAGGAACCCAGTCGCAAATAGCGCCATACCAGTACCAGCCAACAGCGCTCCAGTACCGATTGCCAGCATTGCGGCACCCAGAAGAACGAATCCGACCGAAGCCGGAATCATCAACAGGCCACCGACAGCCAGAATCGCAAGGGATGCACCGAGCATGGTTAGCCCACGACCGATTGCGTCCCAAGACATGGTACCGAGAAGCACCAGAGCAGGTGCCAACATCATCATTGCGGCCGCGGAGGCCAGGATGCCGACCGAACCAGCCATCACCAGGGGGATACCCATCAGGGCCATGGCCGCGGCGACGATGGCTAGGCCACCACCCATAGCGACCAGGGAGCGTACGATCTCGTCCCAGGAGAGGGTAGCGAAGATCTTGAACGCTCCGGCCAGGGCGACGATACCAGCGGTGACGATGAGCATGGCACCGGCTCCCCGGATGGACCCCTCCATGGCCTTGACGCCGATGGACATCAGGAGGAGGGAGCCACCCAGCGTTGCCAGGGCACGGATGATCTCGTCCCAGGACAGCTTGGCCATGATGAGCAGTGCGGAACCGAGCACCGTAAGTGCAGCCGAGATGATGAACATCGCAGCGGCACCCTGAGCGCTAGATCCAGCAAGTCGCATCGCTTCGATCAGGATCATGAG